AATAGTTATCTATTCTATCTAAAGTCCTCATATTTGCTCCTTATTATATGCCTAATTGTTTTACAACATCTTTACCAAATGATGTTAATGTTATTTCGTACCAATATTTTAATTCTTTTGGCGCATCTTTTTCAATCCATTTATCTTTTACTTTTTTAATATCAAAAAGTTTTTTATAACTTCGTGCTGTATCAAGTTCAAGGTCATATTCTCTAATAACACTTCCCATAGCATTTGGGTTTTGCCAATCACCATCAGGATAAATAACTTTAACCAATCTTTTTATATTAACTTTATCTCTTCCTGATAATTTTATACTTGTTTTTCCGGTTGTTTTTCGTGTTTTTCGAGTAGCGGCCTGACCGAAATATTTATCTGCATATTTCGTAGCATCCTCAAATTTAATAAACATATTCTCTTTACGAAGAACCCCGGGCATTTTGCCGACCTTCATGTTTTTTTGCGCTACAGCATGGTCAATATTCTGACCTGTTTCCGTTGTATAACAAATCTCAGAATTTGACTTTATTTCATTTCCATCGATTTCGGTAATGGTATGACGTCTTACTGCTCCGGTTTTTTTATAGGCTTCATAAAAAACCAAACCTATTTTAATTTCCTTTTTATCAATCCCCTCTGTTAAGTATCGTTTAAATCTCATATTTACTCCTTAAAATCCTATTTCTATGCCCCATCCTTCAAAGGTTTCTTCGTCCTTTAGGCGTTCCTCGAGTGCTTCCTTCTCTTCCTTACCCTCTCCGATAAGGTCACTGCCGTCTAAAGATACACCTGCATTTCCAATTGAGGCGAAATTCTCAAATTTTCGTCTTATCATTCCTAATTTTATTTTACAAAGGGCTGTTGAATACTCCAGAATCCAGTCTAAACCGTAAAAATCTTCATCAGTATCTCCCGGTGACCAGTAGTCTTCAAGCCCCATTGTGTTATAAGTACTGCCCTCTATCATAAAAGCCCGTACTAATATAAATCCCGGCGAATCCCAAGTGCCGTCCGTCAGGGCTAAAGAATTGCCACTCGGTGGAGCAGGGTGAATTTCTAACTCATTGGTATATCTACGATAATTATAACTATATTTATCCGGTGTATATTTACGAATGGTATCTAAAAAATCCCTTGCGATATGATATGATATTAAAGTATAACCGGAACCGGCCGTCTCATAGAGCATTTCATACATGCCCTGATTAAAAAGGTAATTTTCTATGGTGAATAAGGTATTAATACCGTCCCCTGTACCAGTTGTAAAATTATAATTGACCACTTCTGTTACACCAACGGGCAGGTCATAAAAGTTTTGTCCTGCTGATAGCATTAGAGTAAAGAAATGCTCTGTGGTTGATTGCCCGACAGCCCATTTAATAAATTTTTGACGGGCTAAATCAATGGAGTCATAAATCTGGCTATCGTCTAACTCCACTTTAATCATTGGGAATCCAAGCTCCCGTTTTATGCGTTCTGCGAGTTGTTTTTTAGTCATTATGATTCCTCGTATCTATGTTCCATTGCAGTATCCCCGAGAACATAACTATTAAACATGGTTTTTAATATATCATCTTCATGTTTAGATGAAATTTTTACACGTGCTCCTATACGAGCAGCTTTGCTAACCATATTTCTATATGCATGACCTAAAAATTTATCTTTTTTAATAAGACGTTCCATTTTTTTACGGTCATATTTTAAAATACTTTCTCCCAATATAACTTTAGCCTGTCCGACCTGTTTATCAAGTTCTTTAAGTTTATCCATTAATTTTTTATTCTTTTTAATCTCTTTAGATATAGGGTCGTCTCCGAGTTTAACCTTTTCATCGATTAGATTTGCACCTTTATCGGTCATTCTATATGCACCCATTCGTAAAGGCATAGGTTCAATTAACTTTTTCTTCAACAAAGGTTTGGCTACTTTATTGGTTAATTTAAAACTATCTTTAAATCGATATTTTTTTAATAAAGCCTTATAAACCGTTTTGCCCATAGGTTCTTCTTCAATAATAATAGAATTCTCTGATATATCAATCTGGTTCAGTCTAATTCCTTCTTTTTTAGCGGCTTTAAGTGCCTCTTCTTTTGTTTTAAAATGAACGCTTTTAGCCATCATAGCCGGAGTCGAAACTTTTGAAAGAGTTTCAATTTCATCATCGGCCAAACGTCCACCTTTCTTTTTCTCCCATGCTAAATGAACAGGAACACTGCCTCTAAATATCCAAACTCCAGTCGGGGCTTGCATAAGTGTTAACTTATATTTTGCCTCATCTAAATATTTTTTTAATCTCATTTTTTACTCCTAAAAGGGAAGTTCCCATTTGCGGACACGCCATTTATACCATAAATTTATGGTTGAGCCATTATGTCCACGACCTGCCATTTTATTATACCACCAATCAAAACCAATACGGGCGGATACGCCAGTATTATCAACAAATAATTCAACTCTTATTTCTAAATTATCTAATAAAGTATCCATCCAATTTGCCCTATTAAGTTTTAGGTTAAACTTTTGCATATCGTCAGCTCTAAGTTTAATTCCTTTAATGGCTATAACGTCCTTCATCCATTTTTCTAAGTCCCGGAGCCATTTCATGCTTTGAAATTCTGCCGCAAAAACGGGAAATTCAGTTACATCGGGGCCCTCTAACGCAGTACCCTCGTTTAAATATTTTTCAAAAGTTTTCATAATGAATCTCCAATTTATAGTTATCATATCTTATTTATTTTTAATCAGTAAAACTGTTTGATTGCTCCAACCAAGTCCAATCTTCTATAAATTCATCTATATCCGCCAGAATGCCCCAAACATCCTCTTCTCGGCGGTCTATGAATTTATAGTTTTCGTCTAATATATTCATTTCAAAGAGGTAACATCCCCACATTAAAGATAAAACAAGGTCATCATGGGTATCTTTACCGAAGAATTTGCCGTCCTCCTCGATAAATGAACCGAGTTCCATAAGGGTTCGCTCGTCATATATGCGTAAACTGCCGTCCTCTATAATCTTTTTCATAAGCAGGGCGGCCTTTGTTTTAGTGCCTTTCTCTCCGCCGGTAGACCGGATACCGATATTTTTTATTTTAGAACCGGAATTAATAAGGTTTTCGTACTCATATTCCCACCATAAGCGGTTCACCACAGGCGCACCCTCGCCATTATTCTCAACCATAATAAAAGCGTTATTATAATATACGCCTAAACGGTAAATAATATCCGCAAAATCATAAACATCCGTCATATTATCTTGAAATACGGCAACTTGCTCCATTTTAATAGGCACTACACTCTCTATTTTAAGCACATGAGCGCAAGAATAGTTCTCACCAGTACCTTTCGCAGGGTCAACGCCTATTGCATATACCGCATTATCTATCGGTTTTTCCCAAACTTTAAGTCGGTTTTGTAAATCCGTCATCACCGGGGACTTATCTTGGGTTAAGATTACCGACAAAACTTCCGGTTTAATTAGAGTATTTGTCGAACCGATAAACTCAACCGCAAATTCTTGGGCGAATTTCTGCGGTCCTAAGTTCATTAACTGTTCATCTGCCCATTCTTCGTCACGGCCGGGAACCTCTTCCCACGATACTCTCGTTGATTTAAAGGTATTACGCTTACTTTCGGCGTCCACATATATCTTATGGAATATATTAAACAGACCATTCGGGGTCGAGATAATAATAATCTTGGATTTTCGAGAGGCGGAAATGGTAGGATAATTGGCAGCCCAGAATTCTTCCGCTTGATTTTCCGGTACAAAGGCAAACTCATCGCATACCAGTAGGTTCATTGCTTCACCACGGAATGCGTCCGCAGAGGTTGCGCTAATAACAATACGGGTTCCGTTATCAAAAACGATAGCGGTCTCCTGATATTTAACAACTCCGGGTTTTAGCCATCCGGGGAGCTGTTCGTACATTCGTTTAATACGGCTTAAAATCATTTTAGCCGATGATTCTTTGTTGGATACGATACCAACGGTCTTATCCTTATGAAACATAGCGAACCATAGCGTGTATGCCCCGACAATGGTTGTTTTACCACTTTGACGGCTACATAGGGCTATATTAAAGCGATATCTCTGGAATTTTTTAAGTAAGTCCCACTGGTAGGTATATGGCTCAAAATCTATTTCGCCCAAATCAGGGTTAACGATTTTTACATACTTTATGAAATATGTTACGTCTTTTGAGCACTTCTGCAGTTCGGAAATTTGCTCCGCATCATATTCTAACTCATCGTGCGGTCTTTTAACCGCACCATCATACTTAATTGGCATGAAAAAAATACCTCCGATATTTACAACTATCAGAGGTATTTATAAGAAAGTGGTTTATATATTGCTTTATGGTGTAAATTTATTTGGATAAACCGCATTTATTACTAAAGGTGTTAGCGGAGAAGCAGTATCTGCAGGTGGGTCAGGCAATTCAGCGGCTTCTTCCGTCTCAACTTCGCCTTTCGTTTCTTTACGCTTTATTAATACTGGCTTTTTCTGAAAGACGGTTTCAAGGACAATCTCTTTGCCCCATAAATCATACATATGATTTAATGTCTTTTTAGCATATTCAATCTGCAGTTCCGCTCCGGCAAATTGGTGTTTAAGGTATAGTTTGCCTGCGCCTTCATAATCCACGTTAACTATTTCGACTTGCGGTATATGGCTATGGGCGAAACTGGCTACGATTAAATCCCGAATCTGCTTATTATCGTGATTTGTTACGATAAGGTCATAAGACATCGGGTTCTCCTTACCCACAAAAACATAAAGGTCAAGGTCATCAACTAATTCAACGGTAAGATGGTTCTGCATAAAGAACCAATCTTGGTACGATTTAAGTACCTTAAACATTTGCTCGTGACCTTTCATATCTTTGGTATCCCAATTTACTTTGGTTTTGCGGTCTTGACAATCTTCCCAATCCCGTCCGTGCCGTCCTTTATCCCATCGCATAACGATATCCTTCCAAATCTCGCTACCGATAAGATATGGATTCATAGCCGTTTTATGTTTGGCCTTAACGAGGGCATTTGCAAAATTATATTCCGCATGAGCGGCCTTATCTAAAGTGCCTTCGGTAAACAAATCCCCCATCATTTTTTCGTGCCAGTAGGTCGCAAAACCTTCGTTCATATATTTGGTTTTAAGTTGTGGCCAAAAATACTGCCCTTCGGTACGCAAAATCTCCAGTACATCTTTTTGCCAATCCTCAAGTTTACGGGAGTGGTCTATAATATATCGGAGCAAATCACCGGATGGCTCAATAGGCGTTTGATTTTTAATTCTGCGCCATAGTTTTTGGTTATATAACTGGATATCTTGCTGTACTTTATCATCCGAATCGTGAGAAGTTGTTAGGTCAGCATAATCCCCTCTATTGATTTTATGGTCTTTGCGCTTCTGCATTTCAAATACCCGTGCTTTTTTCTCCTCTTCGGTTTGGGTATCAAATGGGGATGAATGAAACTGCAGAGCATGGCCAGCATCAATGGTCATTTCCAGTTCGTCAATACCATAAGATTTTTCGTATTCGTTTAACCGCTTCCGGGCGTTATCCATAATCTGAATAATGTCTTTACGAGTGTTCTGGAAGTATTTATTCATAGTAAAAAACGCCACGTGTCCTATCACGTGCGCCATAACAAGACATTGTACGCCGAAGGTATTACTTTTCATAAGGTACGCACGTGAGGGGTCTGAGTTAATTACAACCTCATACGGCAACCCGTCATACATATTTTCATTTATGGTACGAATCCGCTCATAATCCCGTCCGTATTTCCAGTTAGAAATATTGCCGGGGATGCGGTACGCCATAATCTCAAACATTTTCTGGTCTGGAATAACGTCCCATTCAATCGGGCAATAATCTAAACCATATCCCTCTGCTAACTGGTTAAGACGGTCTTCGATTTTGATTAACCGTTTTAAGTCATTATTGGGGACGGGTTTATCTATACTTGTAGCACCGACTGCAATTTGTTTAGTCATATCTAACTCCTCTCCTTACTTTTTTTGTTTTTCAAAAAGCATATGTTTTAAAGCCGGAAATACGTGGTCTCTGCTTTTGATAATCGATAGCAAAAACCGCTTTTCATCGTTTCTAAAAAAGGATGTTCCGCTATCTTTAGTCTCGCTAAACTTCCACGTCTTTTGAATCTCGTCTAAAAGGACGTGCCAGTTACCGTACATCATATCCTCTAACCGAATCTCAACATACGATAGCATATTAATATCTTTAGCGAGCATTTCACCCATACGTCCTACCGTTAGTTTGGGGTCCCAATCTTCCCCGTCTGATATATAAACGCAATATACGTTCCATTCTTCAACGGGAAATTCGGTATCTATAATATGGTTGCCCAACTCAAACGCACTGGCGCAAGAAGTTCCGCCTGATTCGCCTTTATGAAAAAACGTATCTTCGTCAACCACGTGCGCTTCCGTTGTATGCGTGATAAATTTAATCTCGACATTATCGTAACACTTTTTAAGAAATTCAACAAGCCAAAATAGCATTGAACGGGCGAGATATTTTTTATCTCGGGTCATCGAACCGGATACGTCCATCATACAAATAACAACCGCTTGCGATTGGTATTCAACATCGGGTTCAATTTGCTTATAGCGCAGGTCGTCATCGTTAATATAAACGCCATCCTGACGGTCTTTAACTTTACCGGCTTCGATAAGTTCTAAGGCTTCGTTAATATCACCGTGCGCCTGTCTTAATGCGTTATTAGCGGTATCCTCATCACAACCGGATTCTTCCATAATCTCATGGACGAATGCGGTCATACGTTTTACTGCTTCGAGTAAAGTGCGCTTTTTATGAAGTCGTGGTCTAATACCCTTTTTGGATATGGTCTCAAATTTCCATCCTTTTGGTACAAGCTGTTTGGCTTTAGTTTTATCTTCAATCCACGGCAGACCTAAATCCTCAAACATAATCTGGATAAGATAGTCGATATCGACTTCAACATCCATATAATCAACTCCGGGTGTGTTTCCGGGTTTATCAGGGTCGCCATCTCCATCCCCATCTTTGGGTTTGCTATCGATAACATCCCCTGCACCAGAATCGCCTTGCCCAACTCCGCCGACTCCGCCGTCATTTTGCCCGTGTACGAAGCGATAATCCTTTAAGCCCCTAACCGGAATCCTAATTTTTTTACCACGTTTTTTGGTAATAATGGATTCTTCGGCAATAACATCACGGACATTTTTACGGATGGCATCGTCTATTTTTTCGTGGTGACGCTCGGCGTCTTTTTGACCTTTTTCCGATAAGTCCCACTCATCGTGAACAACGATAGACATATCAATCTCCTTCCGTTTCTTTTTTGGTATTTGTAACCGTAAACCCTAAAGGTCTGGCTATTTTTTCTTCGTTAAAAACCTTAACCTTTTCAATCCATTCCGGTATCTTATCAAAATCGCTAAATTTAGCGGAATGGGTTGAGGCTTCGGCATCGCAATCTTTATTATCAATTGTTATTTTAACTATTATCATTCCCATCTCCTATTAAAAACCCCACCTGCGCTTTTAACATCACAGGCAGGGTTTTATGAGACCAGTTTGGACTGGTTATATTTTTAAGTTTTGCGCAAAATCTCCCCGACAAACGCCAGAAGCATATTGGCGCAATTTTCGCAGTAGCCTTTTTCCAGAAGCGTCTTAAACGCTCGATTCCGATGGCTTTTTGCTTTCGGGTTCGTATTGGTCGGGGAAGCGATACTCAAGTTAACGACATTCTTTAGGTCACCCATAAGTTTTTTCTCGATGGCTTCCCGTAATGGCGCATAACTATCAAATTTAAAGTCCTCTCCACCTTCCAGTGCCGTTGATTTATGCACAAAGATGCCGTTTCTAAAGGTATCTTTTGAAGCGGCTGGTACGCCGATAAGTTCTTCAAGGCTTCGCATTAGTGTATCATCAGGGTCGCTATATTCACCTGTAACGGAATCCATAACCTTTTCCTTTTTACAAAAGGCTTCGCAGTGTTCCATATAGCGGTTAAATAGCTCCTGTGCCTGTTCGTCATAGGCATATAAGAAGCCCCGATTAACTTCCTTTTTAGCGATTTCTTTAAATTCCGATACCACCGATTGTTTGTCGGCCATAAGGACGTTAAGATAATTTTTAATATCCTCATCCTTGATACCAACGTGGTGCTCGAAGTTATGTTTTAAGGTACGGATAAGGTCGATTGGGCTAACACAACCTTTCCATATTCTCTTTTCACTATCTTTAAACTTCGCCTTGGGATTTTCATTTCGGCCGAGGGCGATATTTAAGGCGTTAATAATAAAACGTGGGCTAATACCTTCCATACCTTCACCCAGTTTTTTACCCTCTTCACGAAGGGCTTTAACGTCTATATCGGTCTTTTTAAATTCGTCCGATACTTCGCCGTCATAAAGTTTCATCTTTTGAATAAGGCTTGAAACTTTAGTCGATTTTTTAAGCCGTGATAATACGGCAAATTCGGCGGCAATCCGCAGGGTATGAGGAGCGATATGAATATCACGGAAGTCAGATTCCGCAATCATCTTTTCATAAATTTTAATTTCCTCGCTAACCTTTAAATTCCACGGAACCTTAACGACATACATTCTGTCGTGCAGGGCTTCGTTTTTCTTTTCGGAGCGGAAACTGTCGTATTCTGTCTGATTGGTATGGCTTAAAATAGCCGTATCAATATACATCTGCGGAAAACCGGGTGCTTTAATCAACTGCTCTTGAGCGGCCGATATTAAAACATAATGGAATTTAATATCCGCTTTTAAGATTTCGATGTATTCGATAAGCCCACCATTTGCAACCTGAAGCTCGCCATCAAACTGATAACCACGTGGGTCGGTCTCACCGAATCGGGCAATCTTGGCCATATTTACACGTCCGATAAGTTCGGTAACGTCTTGGCTTTTTGGGTCGGATGGCTGAAATGTACCGATACAAGTTCGTTTCTGTTCCGATATATGAATCTGCTCTACCGGAATTTCTTCCCATTTAATAATACCCTTTTCATCGGTATATTTTTCTTCGATTTCCTGTTGGCAATGGGGACATAAGAAGCCCTCAATTTTAACGCCCAACTGCTCTTCCCAAAAAGGTCTATCCTCTTCGGGAACGAGATGTAGGGGTTCTTCGTGAATCGGGCAACCTTTAATAGCATATTTTTCGGTATCATCACGCTCAAGCCCTTTTTTAATAAGGCTTGCGATTGTGGATTTACCGGATGATACCGGCCCCATCATAAGAAGGATGCGTTTACCCGTTTCGGTACGCCTTGCGGCCGCTTTCATAAAGCGAAGCAAATCGTGTAGGGCTTCGAGTGGACGGTCACCGAAAATCTTGCCCTTAAAGAAGTTATACTGGACAAGGTCTTCGTAACCTTGTGTTTTTAGCGCAGGGTCTACCGGACTCGTACCGTGTTTCATAATCATATTATAGATACGTCCGGGCGCAAAGTTAGCAATTTCGGGGGTCTTCTGCAGTTTTTCCAGATATGCAATAACTGGCCCTTCCCAGTTTTTCCGACCTTTACCTGTTTTTCTCTGTTCGAGAATTACCTTTCTAAAGTCGTCTGATTTCATCATTTTGTCCATTAGGTCTCCTTTCATTTTATTTTGAAGGTATTACCGATTATACCACTACTATAATAAAATGTAAACGGCTAAATTTATTTTATTTACTGTCGTCCGATTCTTTTTCTGAATCAGATTCATTGCCCTTGTTTTCTAAGAGCTTGAGGACATCTTCACGGGACGCTATGATTAAATTTTGATTTTTCGGGCGGTCAATTTTATATGATTTTATCTGTACTTCCTTTTCTTTTAATAGTGCCAGTTTTTTCCGTATATCCAGATATTTGTTATAATTTGAGTTATCAATTAATTTAGAACTGGCGGTAGTTATAGAGTTGATTATTTGACCGGCGACCTCCACCAATCGGGCGGAAAAGTTTCCGTTTTCCATCTCCTCTTTAACCATATCTAATACTTCGTTAGCCCTTTCTACGTTATCCCGAAGGGCTTGTATATCAGAGGTTTCTTCTTCCCATTCCAATTCAAATGGGTCGGGTCCCTCATCCACGATTTCCGGTTCCACCACTTCAGTTTCGGCCGGAATATCAAATTCTTCTTCTAAACCTTGTCTATTTAATGTTGGCATTTTACTCCCTCAATAGATATTTATAATTATAGCATAAAATTTATCAGTTGTAAATGAAGAAAAAAGCCCCGTCCCTTGCGGAACGAGGCTTAATTTTTACTTACTAACTAAAATCCGGTTTTTACGCAGGAAGGTTAGTTAGGGTCACTTTCTGGTAGTAATTCTTGCTACCAAACAAGTGGTCGTGAATTCCGTAACGGCTCATCAATCCGAGCGCAGGATGGAATGAATCCTCAAAGGTCGCTCTTGAAGCAAGCAACTGAATATACGGCAAATAAATAACGCCTGTATCGTACTCACTTGGGCCTTTGTAACCAACGATAAATTGGTTATTGCTCTGGAAGGTATCACGGTAAATGCTTAGTCTACCGTCAAGGGAACCGATTCGAGAAATTCCTACCGCAGATGTATTAACATTTCCGGGTACGGGTGCAATTGTAAATGCAGCCATTGACTCAAATACTGCTACTGAGTACGGGTCACCTACAATCCAGTTACCTGAACCACGTCTTGTGTTAATAGCAATCTGTTGCGCTCTTCGGAGAATGTAGTGATATAGTTCTCTATATCTTTCCATTTCCCATCTACCACCGGGTACGCCTGTACCTGAAGCGGCTTGGTAATTCCAAGTCAAGTCATAGTTAGCTCCACCGGCTACGCAGACTGCGTCAATTTTCTCGATGAGTTCACGGTCAATTTCTGCCGTAATTTCATAGGCGAGAATATCCATCATTTCTTCTTCAAGGTTAAGACCGTGCATTGCTTTAAGGTCTTGTGCAACCTCAAGAGACCAACGGCTTCTCAACTTACGAGTCTTGGCTTCGATTTGCGCCTTCTCTACTGTCATGTTAACTTCACGAATATGGGTTCCGGCACCTACGCCTAAACCAACATCGTTACCAACACCACTGCCTTGTTTTGAACCTAACGCTTCACCGGCTGATGTTACATAAGAACCTGAGTAAGAGCTATCGATTGTGTTGTAGCCAAGTTCTGTGGTATTTGCGGTATAATTACCGGCAGTCGTACCAGCTCTAAAACGAAGAGCAAACGCCAATCCAACAGGACCGGTCATTGGCTGAACACCTACTAAATCGTGAGCAACTAACTCGGGGAATGTACGTCTAACCATCGGTACGGCAATCTTATGAAAGATACCAGAAGTCGGATAACCGCTTTTTGTACCGAATGAGTCATTAGGATAGGCATAAGAAGTTGCTTCCATCAACCAATTGTGCTCGTTTTCAAGCATAATCGCAGTTGATTTTCGGACATTCGTATTACGGATTTCATTGCCCTCATTAAGAACCTCTTCCCACTTTTTCATTAGTTCTCTAATGTCCATCTATTTTTCCTCCTTTAAATATTTGAACAGCTTTTAATTAAACGCTTTTTAAGTAATTTTGTTTTCTTTTAATACTTGCAGATACTGTTTTGAGTACTCTGCGAATGGGCTTGTTGATTCGTCTGTTTTTTCACCGTTGCCATTTCCGTTGCCATTTCCGTTGCCATTGCCATTCTTTTTCTTTTTCTTTTCGTCATCATCGTCATCGTCATCGTCTTCTTCTTCGACTACGGCTTTGCCCTTGCCCTCTTCAACTTGGTCTTCGTTGTTTTTCGGGTCAGACTTTTTCTTTTGCTTTTTGATTACATCCTCTCCCTCATCGTCACCAACGTTTACGGGGTCAAACCGTTCACTATCGGCAATAACTTGGAATTTTCTGTCAATCTCAGCTTTGTCAGTTACACCACTTAGAATATCAAAAACTTGCGCTTTTTGACTTTCCGTTAGTCCCTGACATTTTTTGTGCAAATAAAGTTCTGCGGCCATTTCCTGCGCATCACCTTTAAGCTCAAGATTTTCCTGAATTGTCTTGTCCATTGTTTTACGAAGTCCAACAATCTCTTCTTTTGCTTCTTTTAAGAGACCCTTAACTTCCTCGTCAAGCAATCCTTGGTCAACGCTCAAGCGTACCTTAAATTGTTCAATAAGGTCATGATATAGCTCGCCTTTTTTAGCATACTCCAAAACCTCTTCTGGAATCTGTAGCTCTTCTTCAAATACTCCATCAACGAAGTTAGAAAATTTGCCGGTCATATCGTCCTTATATTCGTCAAATTTTCCCTCGTATTCTTCTACGAGTTGCTCCTTCGCTTCTTCCAGTTTGGATTCGAGTAACTCTTTGGCCTTAACATCAATGACGGTATTGAGCTTCTCAGTTAGGTCGGCCTGTGTTGCTTCATCAAGCTTGTCTGCACCAAGTAGTTCCAAGATTTTGGTCAAGTCCATTTAGCTACCTCCTTATAAATTTACTCAAATATATTTATTTATAGTACCATATTTGTTAAAATTGGTTGTAAGTTGGGGATATGATAAAGAAAAACCCGGATCCAAATGAATCCGGGTTCGTGAGGGATAGGGGAACTGTCGGAATTTTATAAATATTTACCTAAAGTCATATCATCAAAAAACTTTAATGCTCGTGTGGCGTTAGCATATTCTTCACCAAAATAGCTATCCTTTCCATGCTCCATATAAAGTTTTTTTAATTCTCTTTCCAAATTATCTATATGGTCACCTACACCATAGTAAGAATTGCGTAACCTTGTATAATATTTCGGGTCCATATCCGCAATTGCTTTCCTAATTGTTCCGTCATCCTTTCTTTTTCTTTCGGTTAAATATTTTTCGTATTTCATAATACCTCCTATGCATAACTGCTTGAAAATTTAGGCTTACCGTCCCATTTAGAACACCATCCATGACCGGACGGGGAGTTAATAAAAACTTCGCCAGAACTAATGCCCCATCTTTTTGTTTTAGCAGGGCCTTTAAATTTACCTTTTAATGGAGTTGTCTGGCCACTCATAAATCCGGTTTCTTTATATTTGCCGTTTATGGGTCTAATTTTAACGGATTTTCCGCTACCCGTAATTTGTACGACTTGCCACCAGTCTATATTGGTTTGGTCATATCCCCAAGAATCATAAAATATATCACCGACTGATATTGGAATTTCCGGTTTTTCCTGTTTTACTCCGGGCTTTTTTTGGTCGCCTTGCCCGACTCCTCTTGTGGTTGTAAACCCTTTAAAATCCTTTCCAAGTTTACCTCTTTTTTGAAGAAATTCAATATCGGACTGGCTTAGTTTTTCGTCTATTCTATCTAATAATCCCATTTTATATATCCATATCCATTATTATATATCCACGTGCCTGCGCATCCCGTCTTACCTCCCCGACCATAGGAGTACCGGCCGGAAATTCGTGACTATTTGACCAAAGCACCTCGCCTTCGTTGTTTACATAAATCAACGGGCTTTTTTTGCTCCAGAATGTATTCCACATCATTTCATATGATGTGCCTGCACCACTGGCTTCGTCTATTTTATTGGGTGTTAAATATTTTTCTATTAGTTCCGTTTTCATTTTTTCTCAGTTAATTGTAACCATTTAACAATCGTACTGGTCGGTCTTTTTAGAATACCTTGTAAACGGTCAAGAGTATCGGCCATTTCTTGTTCTTCCGGTGTTCTTCCGGTAGACATTGCAGGAAGTACCCAATCACGTCCTTCGTAAACACCGTTAACCCATGATGGATGGTTACTTGGGTCTGTTACCATATCCCAAGTAATAAGGTTAAAGTCCTCATTTACCGTACCGTCATCGGCTACCGTACCAAGTCCCCGACTTGAGATTCCCATAGAACCCTCTTTAATAAGGGTTTTAGCAATCTCGCCATGAGGCGTATCGAGTACTTTAGACTTGCCGTACAGGTCGTTGCCCCTCCATTCTAACATAGAGGTTAAAATAGCGATTCTCTCAGGGTTAATTTCAGGATTTGGTGGATGTCCAAGTTCTCCCCATAGAGTTTTCTTTTCAATCTTTTCCTGAACTTTCGTTACTTCCCTTTCGAGCACGGGCTTACGATATGTCCGGTTATTGTTGTTTTTGCGTTCAGCGGAACTGTAAATTCCCACGATATGAACCCCTTTACTCTTTGACTCAACGAGTTCAAAATCGTAACTGGTTTCCGTAATAATTTTCATTGTTTCTCCCTTTTACTCCTTACTTGAAAAGAGCTTTACTCGTATTGGCAATCCATTCGGCTTGTTTAGGTGCAAAACTTTTTTCTTTCTTGTAATAATCCATAATGCCGTTAGCCATTTTTAGCATTTCAGCATTCTCTTTGCCTTCGCCTTTTTTCAAAGTACCAATAATGGCCTTTAGCGCACCTGCCGCATCTTCAGTGGAACCCTCGTCTACCTTTAAATCGATTCCGGTCTTGTCTTTAATCCAATCGACTTTAGCGTCCGCAATCTCTCGCTTTAAAATTTCTTGAGCATCAGTAAACTCATCGTTCTCAAAATGGTCTAATGCCTTTCTGATTTTTTCAGTATCCATACTTTACTCCTTATATGATAATTCAATTATTATTTATATAAACTATATCTTCTTTTAATCTTCTATCGGACCAGCTGCCTCCGCCGCCGCCTTCATCATCGATAAAACCTAAATCCTTATCCTTTTTAAGCCCCTCAACGTTTTTAGTAATATCAT